ACATACCTGTATCTAATCGCTTTTTGTGAACTATTTGTCAAATTTTCAACCACGGGTTCACAAAAAAAGGATGAAGTAATAATTCTGAAAAAATTTGGTATTTTAGCACCAGAGGAATCTAAATATTCTATTCTGAATCCAACTAAACCTTGAGCAACAAACTTATTAGTAAATTGAGATGGAACTTGACTCAAATCGAAAATCAAACCTTTCACATTTGGTAAAGCCGATAAAACACCACAATCCAAGATTGGTACTCTGATTTGGGCAGGTCTTATATATAAAGTGTAAATTCCTAAAGCATTAAATTGGTCAGCAGGTAATTTCAGATTATATAATCCTCCCAAAATTTCTATATTCGGATTACCCCCTGTGTCAGCATTGTTAAAATAAGGTTTCAATACATCTTGAGCATTCAGTGTAGTCAAAGTGAATGTGTCTGTATCATCTCTACTTTCCGTGTAATTTAATATTATTTCTACATCTGCCGGTGATACATCCGCGGGTCTTATGGTTCCGTAAGTTCCTGTTGCCATTTGATAATTTTAATTATAAATACTTATTAGTTGTTTTTATTGACGTTGAAAAATCTATATCCGTAAATTGTTAATCCACCTATGGTTGATACTTCCCCTAATCTTCTGACTCTCTCTAAAGCAGAATTTTTTCCCCTTTCTATATATACGTTTGAGAAGATTAATGGTTGGTCAACTACATTTATGAGTGTTTCATCTTTAGTCAAACCAGAAGAAACTAACCAATTAGATGTTAATCCCGATGATTTTGCAATATAAATTGTTGTTCCATCACTGTAGTCGAAGTAATCTATACCATTTATAGTGTATGAAACACCTAAACCATCTGAGGTCGCTCCGTTGAATACCCCGACAGTATTACTTGTACCTGTGACTTGTTGGTTCAATTTAAACGAATTACCTCCGATGGTGGTATTTCCTTTATATTGGGCCAAGTCATTCAAAGATGACTTCGTAAACCCTGTGATGATTATTGGTATTGTGGTGTAATTAGAAGATATATGGTCTTGTAAATTTGTGTTTGAATCTCCACTGAAAATATAATCATATGAAATAGGTATACCTGACCACTCTCCACCCTGCGGTATAAAGTATGCGGTTCCTCTTGGATTTGTAATTTCTACATCAGTGAATGGGACTTTGATTTTTTTTTCTATCAAAGTAAGTCCGAACATTGTTATACCCGATAATCTTATTGTGTAGTTTGCAGGGGCTGTCGGATAAACATGAGAAGTAAAATTTGGGGCAAAATTAGTTATAGTTTGGATTTGTGAACCATCACCCCAATCAATTTTGAAACTACTATTTTTTAAAAATTTTATATATTCCACATCGGAGGTATTGTAAACATAATAAGTAGATGAGTTTACTCCTGTGATTGCGGAAAATAAAAAATTTGTAATGACATCTTTTTGTGTTATCGCCCCATCAAAAACTGAGTAATAACCTACGTCTACTGTATTTTGTGTGAATAAAATTGGAATTGTCAAACCTGTCATCAATGAAGTTCCTCCTGAACCTGCGGTGACTACAATAGACATAGGTGATATGACTTTTGTAGTACCTGTTGTTGATGTAAAGGTTTGCGTGAACGATGTGAAATCACAACACTCTTGGTCTATAGAAAAAGTATATCCTGTGGATGCGGTGTATACAACTGTCCTTATATCACTTTTGATGACTTCTGGTGATATTTTTATATAGTATTTTTGTTCTTCCATTAAATCGGATTTGTGTATTGAAACCAATTTATGGGGGCACTTGCCGAACCAACTCTTACATCTGAACCTGTTGTGTAATTAAAAATTTGATAAGTGTAATCAGAATAATCCAACTTAACTTTATAATAGAAATATTTGGACGAGTCAAACTTGTATCTATTGGACGCCAAGGTCGGAGCACCTTGACATGTATTTACCATGCTAATAAATTCTCCTGTTTTCCCATTGAAGAATTTTGCGGTCATGTAAAAGGTGTCTATATCTAAAAAATCTTTTGATTTTAACCAGTAGAAAAAATACCCTTCTTTTTGATTTATAAAATCCAAAGTAAATGATGGATAACTTATTTTAACAGGTGGCAGATAATCGGAAATCGGTTGGTCCAAATCCGAACTTTGGTTTGCAGGTAAAATAACTGAAAAATAATTTTTTTGTGTTTGTCCCTCATTCGTATCATAAAAGTCTAGTTTGAAAAAAGAGTTTTTGAAAGAGTTTACAGTGTAATAAATCTCGTTATTGGTGAATTGTTGCGGATTATAACTCAATCCCCATTTTGATTGATTAGCAATATCTGATTGTGAAGTGAATCCAGAATAAAAATGGAAATTGTAAATAACTTGCGTCTCATAACCGTTGGGGTAGACTTTATTTTGAAATCTTGATAGTTCAAAGTCTTTTGGTTTACCTATAACTTTTTCGACTGTTTCTTCTTGCCATTTGTCAATTGAGTCTTCTTGACCATAAAAGTCCCATTTCAACTGAATTGGTATATCAAGTTGTTTATTTGTGATACTTTTTACTACTTTTATTTTATTCACACTCATCGATAGTAGGTTGACTTACAGTGTTTAGTGTTGACAATGCTGTGGTTGAACCTTCAGGTATTAATCTGAAAATAGTATTTCTATACGGATAGTGAGCACCGTTCAAAAATGGATAATCTACACCAACACCATCGTTATCTATGAAACCATATTGATAAATATCTCTCCAAATAAATGAATTTTCGGATTTATTGAATACCGCATAATTGGGGACATTAGTTGTATTTTCAGCATCTCCTTCTTCTATGTATGACGAGAAAGCCCTAATCTGTAATGGGAAATGAGTTTTATAATAAAAACCCAAAGGATTTTCCGCTATAGATTCACCAGTAATATTAATATCAAAAACATTTTCATTATAAGTTATTTTATGGTAAATTTCAGATACCACTCTTTCTGAGTATTCCAAATCGTTCCACTCGCAAAAATCACCGTCGATTGTATCTCCAGATTTCAATGACTTATTATAGTAAAATGTTCTACCTTGTTTAACATATGAATTAACTTGTATGTCAGTAAATGAAGATGGATTTATATTTTGAGGATTATTTGTCCACCAATCATTAGGTTGGCCATTTATAGTAGGTAAGTTGAATTCAAATCCTTGTCTTAACGCTCTCGTTTTTGTTGCGGGAGCAATTGGGTAAGATGGTTTGCTAGTCCAACCCAAATATCCAATCCACTGAAATGTGAAAAATAATTCTGACACAGGTCTTTGTTGATTATCTATCAAATTTTCTATCGATATATCCCTTGAAAAGGATAAATTATAGGATTGACTTCCTTCTTTAGTCGAAATTCTAGATACAAAGTTGGGTGTCAACCCTGATGGTTCATATTGTTTTATTACCTTGAAGGGATTCAATTCGAATCCGGCGTTAACAACTACGGCATCACCTGTGTTTGTTAATATTTTATGTTTTCTAACATAGTATTCGGACCTTGTCTCATCAGGATTGTCAGGGTCCAAAACCCTTTTTGCCGTACCCTTAACACCGGTATCAAAGGTTGTCCCACTGTATCCAATATTTGCAATGTTGAATATATATTCCTCGGAACCAAAGGTGCCATCACCTAAACTTGAAACTTCGAAAATATTTTCTCCATCGTATGAAAATGATAATTCCACAAATTCACCCAAGCTCAAACCATGTTTACAAACACTTCTAAAAGTTATATAAGGTTGCCCATTTGATGATGATTGGTCAATAATGAAAGGAATTCCATCATTAGCATTCCAATAAAGTGCTTGTTGAGTTTTCGGTTCAATTGCAAACAAACTTTTATTTACGTTCTGATACGGATAACTAACAAAGTAGTTCCAATTATAAGAGGTTGCACTATTTGATACAAAATTTATGTGACCATTAGTATTTGGTTGAGTGTATCCATCTGTATCATTATCTGTTCTAACTAAATCGAATTCGTTATATAAAGGATAACCTGACCAATATACTGATTGAGCATTACCATTACAGGCCTGTCTTGAAGCATCCAAAGAATTCACATAGTATAAATTTTCCTTAAAGGGAGTATAGTTTGTTTCTCCTACGTAAGTATTTTTGAACAGGAACGTAATCTTTGTTGTGGGTCTGAAAGTAGTCGATTTTTCTCGTTCTCTATTGAATACGTCAACCAAATTAATGTTTTGATTTCTGTCAAATTCAATATTTAATTTTGAATTCTGTTTGAGAGGAACATTAAGTTGATAACTCGCTTCCGGTGCGGATTTGTACCTCAAGGAGCCTAAAACTATTTTAACATCGTTTTCTTGTGCCATTTTTATTCAACAATTTCGTCAGTATCAATCCATTTAGTGAGGAATCTATCAAATGCGGAGGCCCCTTTAGTAATTCCAAAGTAAAAGTAAAACGGAGCCCCTGTCAAATATTCATCAGGTAAACCCGGTTCTGGTTTATAATCCAAACCACCCGTAGCGGGATTTATGACGGTTGGACTATAATTTGCAATCCATCCCTTATGGTAATTTATTATGTTAATGTTTTGGGGTTGAAAGGTTTTTGAGTCAGGGTATAATCTATCAATCTTTTGATACTCATATTGGAATATATTATTATTTGCCGTATACCAATCGTTTTCTGGTGTGCCGAAAATGTTCGGGTTTGTTGAGTTTGTCTCTATTCTCCAAAGATAAAAAGGGACTGACTGAGTGGTTATTGGAATATATGTGAATGAGCAAGCATCGTCAACACCTATTTGACCTGAAGAATCATAGATAGTCCTATTAGGGGATATATAATCTCTGACTTGACTATCACCAGTAAAAAATATTCCGAAGGTTATCTTTTTAACATCTGATACGCCTGCAGGAAAATAAAGTGGTGAATTATATCCCGAATTTTCAGGAGGTTCAGGATAATTTGCGGGTTCAAACGCAGCAATACCTAATTGTGAGTTAGTCGCAATCAATTGAGCGTAATCAGCATCAACAAATCTTTCATTTCTCGAAAAGAAATTAAGTATATTTGCACCTTTCGTTGCAAATAAAGCTCCGAACGATGCGCTTGCGAATCTTGAAAGTATGAATAAATTTAAAATATCAGAGATATCGCTAAATGTTGTCGGGTTTAATCTATTCATAATATACCCATCCCAATTTCCACTTTGAGATATGTATTTTTGTATTTCGTCTCTAGGACCCAAATCCATTATTGTTGTGGGGAACATCAGATTTTTTTTGTTTCCAATTGAATTACCCAATAAATTTTTAAATCCATCTCTACCAATAAAATCTGACCCACTATGTTTATATGGTGAAGACCTGTAATAAAAATTGAATGTTATTGGGTCAAGGAATATAGTATCCCTACAATATTTGTTGTATGGTTGATTTGGTGGATTAGCATTTACCCCTGTGAAGAATCTCTGGTTTTTGAAAGGGAATGCGTAAAGTGTTCCATTTACCCAATTATTTGTAAATGTGTGAGCAAAAACCTCTCGACATGCCCCAAAATTTATGTTCATTCTTGATGTCCATTCTGTTATGAGTTGTAAATCTTTAGTCAAGTTACTACCTAAGTATGGTGGATGTACCAACGAATAACAAGACCCTTCGATGAAATACCTTTCATTTGTACCGGTATAGTATTGACATGTAGATGGATTAGCAACAGTGAGGCTGTCAGGATATATTGTTTGATAGCAATTAATTGGTACTAATGAACCGCAACTAAAAGAACTAAGTAATTTGTCAACTTGTCCGAAACTTTCGGGGTCTTCTGAGTTGGGAATAGGTGTATCAACTGAACCAACTGTAAAACCTGGTGTTGAACTCCCTGGTCCAACACCTGAAAGAACCCCTTCATCACTTACCTCGGTAATAAAAAATTGACCGTTAGCCATCATTGTATATTCAACTAAAGGGGTTCCATCTGGTTGAGTGAATTTTTGAACCAAATCAGATGATGGCATTCTATCTGTTCTTAAGACAATTCTTTCATTGTTTTGCATCAGAAAACAACTTGTATCTTGAGTAGGTTCGATGTAAATTTTAGAATAATAGTATGAGTTAAGTCTCCCAACTAACTGAAATCCATTGTATGATGAGGCGGGTCCCAATCTGAGATTACCTCCCCCACATAACATGATAGAACCACCTTCAACAGACTCACCTACAGCGTATCGACTGTCCTTGAAGGACGCACCGTTACTGAAATCGGTTTCAACTCCGAATGCTGCGTTTCTTGTAAAATAATTATCTAATCCGACTCTCAAACCTCCACCTCTGGTTGATGATTCAGAGTATGTGTATGCACCTACACTACTGAACATACTCGAATTTACAGTTATTGTGTATTCGGGAGGATTTGTACCGATAATTCTTTGGCGTCTAATTGGTGTGATACTACTTGATGTATCTGTCTCAGATAGTGAGGAGTACTTATATACTGAACGGGTTCTAAAAGGAGTCCATTGTACCGCCGATGGTTTGAAATGGAAGGATTTAAAAAAGATTCTCCCTTGCGAGTATCCTGTGTCTATTCCATTGTTAGTATTTCCCAAACCATCATGTTTTACACACCTTTGTGCATTGTTTTTTGCCTTTATTTGACTATTTGGGGAAGCTGTAGGTAAATCACCAAAATCCAAACCATCGTTGGGTTGTAAAGGTATATTCAACTTATAATCTCCCTCGAATTGGACCGCCCAATGATTTTTTCTATTGAATAATCGACCTAGACCGTATTTAACTTTAACTCTGCTCGAGTGGGGGTCAACCCCTCTGACCATTATTGTCATGAAAGTCTCACTTTTGTCCGAATATAAATCCCATGCTTTTTGCCAAGCAAAATAAAATCTGAAGGCTTCAATACCATCATATGGAATTGGTGCCGTAACTCCGGCTGCATCATAAAAGTCTCTTATTGGATTAAATTGGGATACGACTTGATAATTATCGAAAACTCTATAATAAAAAGAGGAGAAATATATTGGATTAAACTCTTCCGCAAAATAGTTGTTATCAAGTATAGTTTTATATTCACTATACGTCATTGATTTTATTACCTGAAAATACTCTATATCTGTTGGGTATCTCAAATATTTATCCGATTCACCATCAGTTTGAACTATGTTATATTTTGTGATAAGTCTTTCCCCTGTGTATGGATTAGTATGGCCCACGAAAACCTGTGAATCAACATTGAGGGTTTCTCCCGTGATAGAGTAAGTATCGTATATATTTTTTGTAATTCCACTTAGATTCGGGTCCCGTTTATTGTAAGGGTCGTTAAAGGTTAGGATAGCACCATCATTGTATTTTTCCTCCGTGAATAATATCATGACGTTATCGTAATGAAATCCTCGGTTTTGGACATTTGGACTCAGTTGTAATCCCCCACCCAATTGAGTTTCTAACCCATAGTTTGTAAAATTATGTTGTGTATCAAATGCGACTTTAATTTGGTTAGTACCACCACCCACAGTGTGTACACCACTATTTGATGACACATTCAATGGAGCATTTGCAGTGGATGAACTATTAAGAGTACCATCACCAAAGAACTTTCCTTTGAAGTTCATCATTGTCATTTTTTCATGAAGGGGTAAACCAATACTATAATAATAGAGAGTGGCCCTCAGAGATGTGTCAAAGGATGGTGTGTAGTTGAATGCTTGAATAAATGGGGTTCTGAAATTCCATGTTTGTACAGGATTTCTATCCTGATATCCTGCCATTGTTGAAGATAGAACGGTGGTATAATCGTTTTCATCGTCTTCACTTTCAACATCGTAAGAATATGAACTGATGACATCCGCTAATACGGAATTATTTGTAAAAGGAGCTTGTTGTACCAAAGAACCTTGTGGACCAGGTGTGGCACCACCAGTTCCTGTTGCTTGACATGAGCACAACTCACAATCAGGGTATGTGAATAGTGGTATATTGAGATTAGAAAATTTTTGTTCAATTTTTATCAAAAACTGTGATTCTTTGAAGGGTTGTCTACATCCAATTCCCAAAGGTAAACATATTTTCCAATTCCTTATAGATGAAACCAAAAAACAAATAATGTGAAATACTGTTACCGCAAATTTCAATATGATTGAAAAGAATATTGATAAAATTACAAATAGTATAAACAACAAATCGAACCTATATTGTGTATCATTCGTAGGAAATTTGTTTGTTGTTGATTCGCAAGTATCGTCAGTTATATTTTTTATACTCAAATATCTTGGGTTAGCAGTTCCTTTACGGAATTGTGTTATAAGTTGTGATACGGTGTAGACTTTATTATAAGTCATTTCATAAAACTTGTCCTTACAATCTATAGCATCTTGTATAATTTCCTCCGCATCGTTCGGATTATTAACAACATCCGCATAATCATCCCAATCTACACTAAAAGCATAGGATTTACGGGCCGCAATATAACTAGGTGAGGTAAAAGATAATGTTGTAATTGGGTCTTCATTTGAGCTTGACCAACCATATTCTCTGATGTTCGGAACTAAAAATGATGCCCTTTTAACAGGTTCACTTAGGCTAGATGATTGGTTCCAACTGACTTTAAATCGGTATCTCGCTCTTGTTGGTATTCCTTTTTTCTCATCCGTGGAGAAAACTTGTTCCCCAAATTCATTAGTCACAACATAGTCAAGGTTCATGGGGACATCAAGTAACCACGTTCCATTTTCATCTATAACTTTACCATTATTTTCAAATTCGTATTCTTCCAAGAGTGGTCTTCCTTGTGTATCCTGTCGTATAGTTTGTCGTATTGCTAATATTTGACCAGGACCTGCGAATAATGAACATTGATACCCACTTTTGTTTTTCGGTTTACAATTTCTTTTTTGTGCCAACTCATCACTATCAGAAACAAGAGAACCCATAAAAATAGCCGTGGGTTTTATTTCGAGATTAGCTTCAGCAGTCAAATCAAAATCTGTCCTTGTTATAGATATTTGACATAAGTCAGGGTCTCCCCACAGTGGTAAAATTGTCACTGATTTATTTAAGGAAATGATTTGAGGTAGAGTTCCCAAATTTTCCGAAACCCTGAATCTAGTCCCATTGACTTGACTTTCAGTTGCAAGACCAAGTCTAATCAAATCCTGTGGTGATTGGGAGAATGGTCCGATATCTGAAATATCAACATTCATTATGATATCAAAAGTTCCAGTAGGTACTCCGAAAATCATAAAATCCCCACTGTCATTTGTGGTTACCGTAAACTTGTAATACTTGTCATAGATTTCAATCGCCGTAGGATTCGTTAATACATCTTCTAAATCAGGAAAAGACCCAGTCGCCGAATGACCAGGGTAAGATGGTTTATAGGGTAATAAATTATACTTATATCCATCCTCGTTTATATCACTGATGGTCTTATAAGGATAAATTGCAGAAATTATAGGGTTAGCCTCATCCGCAGTAGATAAAGCAATAAAGATAGAAACTTTAGCATTTGGTACTCCGAAACCATCGTTGACTGAAACTCTACCCGCGACAACTCCATAGTCCGCACATTGTCTTGTATAAATTTCGGACTGTGATAGTTTGAGTGAAAGAATTTCTATATATTCAAAGTCCTGTTCTAAATTTAAATTAACTTGTCGGTCAACACCGACTTTGGTTCTTATCCTTACAGATTTTGGCATTTAATACTTTTTTTGAATAAATAGTTTAGATTCTATTTTCAAAAAATAATCTACGGAGTTGGAAAATAAATTGATTAGCTGAAATTAGTAGTTGAAAGATTTTTAACTCTTACTCTGATGTCCTTACCAGGGTATCTTATTTGATATATTTGTGATGGTTCGGCAAATATTGTTTCATCAATCAGTTGAATTTGCCTCGTTGCCGCGTCAGAATATCTCTGTGAGGTTTGTGATGAAGAATATTGTCCCCCAACTTCATTAATAACATCAATAGTAGCAACATTTATAACACCATTAAGTTGTTGTATATTTTTTCTGATTTCAGAAATATTAACATTTTCACCCATCTCTCTGTTATTCGGTGAAAAATAGTCGTTGACAGAATTAACAATTTGAGTTATTACACTTCCTTGATTTTGACTTGAGTCTAAAATCACTGATACATCAAAACTTAAATCTATCACTTGAGCACTTTCTACACTTATGTAATCATTTATCATTCTATAATTTGATAAATAATTTGCAATATTACTTTTCAGTGTGTTTGAAATTGTGTTGGTTAATTTACCAGACGTGTCATAAGCAACACACTGAATTTTTATCTTGTTTTCTTGTTCAGTTATTGCAACTTTAGCAGGAGCACCAAACTGTGATGGCATAGTTCTGATTAAGGATTCATAGTCCCCAATAGTAACTGCTCTTTTTTGTGCTGAGAAGTTAAATGTAACATAATTTCTTACTTCTTCAATAGTTGGTAAATTAGCCCCTCCTATGGCTGCGGTTGGATTATTACATCTCAAAGAGCCGACAGTTGCGACGTTTTGTGTTTCTGATGGACCATTTACCGAAAAATCAACCGTTCCTAATTGGTTTATTACATTTACCCCTAAATTAGATGATATACCTCCACCTACTCTATACTGAACGAATAATGTCGAATTTGGTGTCAATGTGCTTCCAAGTGCTAAGTTGTTGGAATATTTTGACAAATTTAACTGAAACCCGTTGGCGGCAAATTCTCTCAATTGTTCATCTGAAGATTGGCTTCCACCTCCGAATGTCATCTTAAAAAAACTTTCTGGTGTATATTCAGTGATAAATTTATTAGAAGTGTTAATATATTTACCCACTTTAATGCTTGGGGAATCGGATACTTTGGTTGGGTCTTCTACAAAAACTTTGTCCTGAATAAGAGCATCCACTTCATACCATCTGTTCTCTAAACCTAAAAATTCCTGATTGGTCGGTGTACCAGCATATTGAGTACCCTCTTTAAGTAAAACAGAGGTTACATTCAAAACGTTTTTTTCAGGTAAAAATAATTCAAAAAATGGTCTGACATCATTAGCTGAAATTACTTTTTTGAAAACCTTTGTAACTCCGTTTACTACGGTCTCCCTTTTAGTTATTTGATATCCAGTGATTACTCCATTAGCGTTGAAATTTGGTATTTTAGTTCTATTTGGATAACCTTCATTATTAGTTGGTGATGTAAAATCTATATCATACACTGTTTCAAATGTTTGTCCTACTCCTTGGATTTGTGAACCTGTTCTTAAGATTCCGCAATACCTCAAATCCTCAGCATCACCGAAAGCCGGTACTGTTATTGTAAAATCCACCAAGGCCACAGATGGTCTTTGACCAGGAATTCTAAGTCCATAGGTTCTTGCAATGTTATAAACTGATGACCTTTGTTGTGCATATTGTAAAACGGTCTCTTGTATACTTCTATCAATTTGAAATTGTAAATTGTCTGACACAGCAGCGTTCAAATCAAGTAAAACTGAAAAGACGGAGGCATCGTTTACGTTGGACAAAAGGTCCGGATAGTAAGTTTTAACGAAATTTATTAGTTCGGTTCTTATGGATTGAAAATCCCTTACCGTGTATGATATTTTTTTATTAGCCATAACTTATATGTTTATAATTACAAAATCTGAACTTTCAAAGGCACTTGAAGTAACTTTATAGTCTATTTTAACTTTTGCGGTATGTTCTTTGGTACCTATACCTGGTACTCTAAATATTCTTTGGTCTCCTGATATTACTGTTCTATCATCACTTTCTTCTTCGGTTGAAGCATCGTATACTTGAATACTTGTGATTTTCAAGTTTGGTATATATATTCTTACCGTTTCTCTTATCTCTGATTCCAACTGCGCAAAGGTTGGCCCATCTAATGGTTCAAATATATATTCATACAACCTAGTACCAAAATCAGGTAAAAAATATCTAGTACCCTTTCTTGTTAACAGTAGATGTATCAGGTCAGTTCTAATTTCTTCTTCTGGTGTGTCAGATAAATCTAAATATCTACCATCGAAAGAATCCCTGAATGGGAAATTTATTCCATATGTAACTCCATTAGCCATACCTATAAATATAAGGTGTTAAATTTTGTTTTCTTTAATATCATAATAATAACTATCCCCATCCTCAGAAATCCATCTATCTGAACTTGTTTCAACTGAAGGTAATGAATTATCAACTTTTATGTCTTTCAAATTCAGTGGAAAATCAGTTGTTAT